TCCATACATTTACAGGCAAACCTGACGATTTCGCTTATGTAGATGATCTGGACGAAGATTTTAAACGTGAATCAATCATAGATTGTTTAGCTTTCTATAACAGAATCGCGTGTTACTTACCTGATGAACATATTGAACAAGCGGGGCATGATTTCTATTTAACTCGACAGGGACATGGCACAGGATATTGGGATCGTCCTGAGATATATGGAAGAATGTTGGGTGATAAGTTTACTAAAATGGCTGAAGATAGCGGTGAAGTTTACCCGTTGTTTCACGATGTAAGAGAGGAGGTAACAACATGAATAAGCAAGAGCGTGATATTTATATAACCGACATAATGTATGAGGAATACCAAGTTTATGAATCAGAATCTAAGGCTTGTGGATATGAGTATATATCTTGGACTGAATGGAAATTAAATTATGTCAGGGAACAACTTGAAGGGCTTTTATAACAATTAAATAGTATCAATGATACTTAACATAGGGGGAACTATACATTATGAATATATTTTATCTTGATCCGTGCGTCAAAAAGTGTGCAGAATATCACTGTGATAAACATGTCGTCAAAATGATATTGGAATCCGTTCAGATGTTGTCTACTGTAATCCGAGGATCAGGTATTGACGCAGGATATAAAGCAACGCATCCTAAGCATCCTTGCACTCTATGGGCGGGGCAAAGTTTATCTAATTATAAGTGGTTGTTATTGTTGACTAAATATCTAAATAAAGAATACAGGTATAGATATAATAAGAGTGTCAACCACAAGTCTTATGATTTAGCATTGACATTACCAACGCCTGATATTTTAGATATTGGATTGACTAAACACGCTCAAGCAATGCCCGATCAATATAAGAGTGATGATCCACTGACTTCATATCGTGATTATTACACTTTTGAAAAGTCAAATCTTCATAAGTGGACGAAGAGAGAAATCCCAGTCTGGCTTGGGTTATGGGTATAGTTGACATCTATATTCTTACGTAGTAATATAAGTACTGGTAATAGAAAGCACTGGTATTGGAAAGTATCAATGATACTTAATTAAATAATAATAAATGGAGAGAGTAATAATGATTATAACTGAAACTGTGGACGTTAGGGTGACACCTATTAAAATATTGTTGATGGGTTATCATTCATATTTCGGAAAGTCTTTACAAGATCGTATTCGCGAAGTCCACGAACACACAGATTTATACGACAATCCAGATAAACTTCTTGTCTCTGCTGAAATTTTACAAGACACAGGAAAGCCTTTATCATACTGGTTAGATACACTACAATGGAGGTCAATCTAATGTATAAAATACTAAAGGTTAAAGTAAGTAGCGATGTAGACGTTAATGGAACGTGTTCACAGGGAGATATTTCGACTAATTATAATGATTTAGTAGATACTTTTGGCAAGCCAAGTCGTGAAGATCAGGATAAAGTTAATGTCGAATGGGATATATTATTTACAATAATCGACGAAGGATCGGATATAGAAAGGACAGTTGTGGCAACTATATACGATTGGAAGCTACCTTCCGCTCCTTTGGGTCAGTATCATTGGCATATAGGCGGGTATAGTCCAGAATCTGTAGACTTAGTACGACAATATTTGTATGAAATAATAACCAACGAAGGAGAAAGAAAATGAGTAGATGCAAGGCATGTGATAGTGTATTCACTGAAGGTGAAATAATATGGGATGAATCAATCAAAGAGCATGAAACACTCTGTCGAGTGTGCCGTACCTCTTTGAATAATGAAGACGATGATTTTATTCTGTACTATTTAGATGAGATTGAAGAAGGTAATAATGGTTCATAAGAAACTATTTGTGGTTGCTATGAACCTATTTACCGTTAAGGTATTTACAATCCTACTAAAAGTATGATAAAATATTATAGTAGTTGTAGTTTAAAAAGAGGTTTTAAATATTATGAGCAATATAATTGGAGACGAAGCATGTCCTAATTGCAGATCAAAAGGACACGATAGGACTGGTAATCATTTGATAATATTCTCAGATGGTGGAAAGCATTGTAACAAATGCGGGTATACAGCTAATAAACAGGATAAAATAGAAATGCAGGTTAAGACAAAGAGTACAGATATAAAAGCTATTAAAGATTTACCGATAAAAGCATTGCAAGATCGTGGTATAGATCAAACAACTTGTGAATTGTATGGAATTCGTACAGCTTTCGATGAAAGTACAGGTAAACCTGACAGCTACTACTACCCAATCACTGTGAGAGGCTCTGTAGTCGCGTATAAGCAACGAAAGCTACCTAAGACATTCAGTATCATAGGTCAACCTTTAAAAGGGCAGCAAGTGGAGTTTATAGGGCAATCTGTAGCTGTTGAGGGTAAACGGTTACTGATAACCGAGGGTCAGGATGATGCCCTTGCAGCATATCAGATGCTGTCTAAGTACAAGCAAGCGGTGGTGTCAGTACCCCACGGTGCTAATATTAATTGCTTCACAGATAATAAGACGTTCCTTAGTAAGTATGAAGAAATAATATTATGTCCAGATCAGGATGAACAAGGTCAAAAGCTAGTAAATGACATAGTAAAATTGTTCCCTGATATTAAGATCATGGATATAACAGAGAAAGATCCCAATGCTATGTTGTTGAATGGCAAGGAGAAGTCATTTGTTAATAGCTATTTTAAAGCCAAGTCATTCAAGCCTGATGGGTTCGTAACTGTTGATGATGTCTTTGATGAAGCCACAAGGATGCCTGAATGGGGTAGAGCGTGGTGTTGGGATAGTCTTACTAAGCTGACGTATGGTAGGCGTGATGGTGAAGGTGCGTACTTTGGTTCAGGTGTTAAGATGGGTAAGAGTGAAGCGGTCAATCAGATCGTACACTACGATACACAGGTACTAGGTGATAAGGTGGCGGTCTTTAAGCTAGAAGAAAAGCCTAGCATGACAGTCAGAAAGATAGCGGGAAAGATAGCGCACAAGCAATTCCATAAGCCTGACGCTGACTTCACTCAACAGGAATTGATAGATGGTGTAGAGGCTATTGGTGATAGTGTCATCCTTTATGACAGCTATGGTTCTACTAAGTGGGATGATTTAAAGTTAGCGATACGTCATGCTGTAGTAGTGGAAGGTGCAAAGACTGTTATCATTGACCCACTAACTCGATTGACCACTGGAATGGTGGCTTCAGATGCTAATACTGAACTGGAGCGTATAGCCGATGAAATCAGTAAGTTAGCAAAGGATATTGGATTCTTTTATATCTTCTTCTGTCACCTGAAATCACCGCAGACAGGCAAGGCACATGAGGAAGGTGGCAAGGTACGGTCAAATCAATTTACAGGTAGTAGGGCTATGATGAGGGCGTGTTACTATATGATCGGGATCGAGAGAGACAAGACAGTAGACGATCCAATAGAAAGAAATACTTCTAGCTTTGTTTTATTAGAGGATCGAGCTTTTGGTAATGTTGGAAGTTTTGATGTATATTATAACCGTGATACAGGTGACTACTTAGAACCCGTTCAGGAGTTTAAATGATGAATAACGATCTAATGTTTAGCAGTAAGAAGGATGATTGGGAGACTCCTCAATGGTTGTTTGATGAGTTAGATGCAGAGTTTGGTTTTGACTTAGATGCTGCTGCTACTGAGGTGAACAGTAAAGCAGCAAGTTTTTATGGTATTGATGGAAAAGAACCAGAACTAACAACCGCTTTACATCCTGATCAAAAATGGTACGGCAACGTATTTTGTAACCCTCCTTATTCAAGAGGACTACAAAAGAAGTTCATTAAGAAGGCTTACGAGGAATCAACTAAAGGCAATACAGAAGTTATTGTCATGTTATTACCATCAAGAACAGACACGCTAGCCTTTCACGAATATATTTATCACAAAGCAGAGATTAGATTCATTAAAGGTAGACTAAAGTTTGAGGTAAATGGTGTACCTGCTAAAGATGCTGCACCTTTTCCATCTATGTTGGTGATATACCGATGAGCGTATTCTGTTGGGATACTGAGGCTAATGGGTTACTAGACACAGTAACAAAGATACATTGTCTATCCTATAAGGCTTTAGATGAAGATGTTCAGACAGTTACCGATAATTATGGTGACGTTTTCAAAGAAGGTGATACATGGGTGGCTCATAATCAATACGGTTATGACCTCCCTTTACTTATAAAGTTGGGCATCATTAAAGACTTTACAGTCAATAGTGTTACAAACAATGATGGTACAGTTATAAATGTACAGTTTATAGATAGCCTTGCACTATCGAGGGAATGGTATCCAGACCTACCAAGAAAGCATGGATTACTTGCTTGGTCTAAAGAGCTAGGTACTTATAAGCCTACTATTGATGATTGGGATAACTTAGAATTGAAGGAATATATTGAGAGATGTGAGGAGGATGTACTGACCACAGAAAAGGTGTTCTTATTTTTAACTGATAAACTAGGGATTAAATTATGATTAACTTACCACAAAATGTAGACCTAGCAAACAAGACATACGAGGGTATGTGTAGACAGGAAAGGTATGGTGTAGCTTTTAACTCTATAGCTGCTACTGAACTAACTCTTTGGATTGACAAGCGTATGGAAGAGATACGACTAGAGGTAGAGCCTAATCTACCCGCTCGCCCACTCAATACAGCAGAGATTAGGGCATGGACACCACCTAAGATACAGTTTAGAAAAGATGGAAGTGTCAGTGCTATATGTGAGAAATGGTTTGATGAGATAACATTAGCAGGAGCACATGCGGGTTACTGGGGCTTTAAAGATGGGGTTGGATTCTTATTACCGCATAATGAACCTGTAAAAGATAACCTTCCTAGTGAATTAAAGCACCAACATCACATTAAGAATTGGTTATTGACTAAAGGTTGGAAACCTACCCTCTGGAATCTCAAGAAGGATAAACACAACAAACCTATGAGAGACACTAGTGGGAAAGTGATAACTACATCCCCTAAGTTCCATGAAAACGGACGTATATGTCCTAACTTAGAGAGGTTAGGTAATAATGATAACATAATAAAACCTATTATCGAATGGCTGTCACTACGCAATAGACGCTCTGTACTGTTGAACGAGGGACGTAACACTGGATGGTTAGCAAACCCTAGATTAGCTACAGATGGACGATTAAGTGCAGCCTCTAGTGGTCTAACCAATACTAAGAGACAAAAGCATACAGTGGTGGCTAATGTACCTAGAGTAAGTTCACTGTTAGGTAAGGAGATGAGAAGTCTGTTTATTTCTAGTGAAGGTAGAGTGATGGTAGGGGCTGATGCTAGTGGGTTAGAGGCTAGGGTGAAGGGACATTATACATTTAAGTTTGATGGTGGTGAGTACGCTAATAAACTGCTAGATGATAACTATGACGAACACGCTGAAAATGCTGAACTGTGGGGATGCTCCAGACAGGATGCTAAGTCCCCTGCTTATGCCTTGCAATACAACTGTCAACCTCCTAAATTCAGTGAGACATTAGGAGTACCTCTAAAAGTAGGTAAGAGGCACTATGAAGCATACTGGAATAAGAACTGGGCTTTAGCTAAAGCTATTGTAGAGGTTGAAAAGGAGTACGATAACAACCATCAGAAGTTTATCACCACTATTGATGGTGGTAAGATTGTAACTAGAGCAAAGCATAGTGTATTCAATGCTAAGTGCCAGAGTACAGGGGCTAAAATCATGGATATGGCGGGAGTTATAGCTGATGATTTTATAATAGAACGAAGTCTTGACGCTCACAGGGTAATTTATTATCATGATGAACTACAGTACGAGACAACACCTGAACTTGGTGATGAGGTTGGACGTATCTTAGTTAAGGCTATGAACCTTGCAGGAAAAGTCTTTAAACTGAACGTACCTATTACAGGTGATTACTCAATAGGTAAATCGTGGGCAGATACACATTAGATTAAATAAAAATAGACAGCACCAAAGATACGTGGTATAATATACTATAGTTACTAATTTAGTATCATGATACTAAAAATATGAGGTTATAATATGAATGATTTAGATAATGAAGAATGGTATCAAACATATCAGGATGAAATAGACGATACTTGGTGGCAGTATTTAGATGAAGAATCACAATTTAATCAACAACAAGGAGCATAAAGCATGAGTTTAGATAGAAAGATAACGACTAAAACTAGTAGCGATTCAGATTATCAAAGCCTAGAGGCGGGTGAGTATGATGCTCGATTGGTGTATGTGGCTGATTTAGGTGTACATCAAGATGAGTATAAAGGTGAGGTTAAGAATCCTGCTCAGAAGATAGCGTTAGGTCTGGAAATTGTAGGTAAGACTATTACTATTGATGGCGAAGAAAAGCCTCGATACTTATGGACTAGACCTTTTAACATCTTTAGTACACTAACACCTAAAGGTAATGAGCTAAAGTTCTATTCTGTATTTGATTCATCAGCTACAGAAGGTGATGTACCTGATTGGGATGCACAGATAGGTAAGGCTTGTTCATTAATAATGAACCAGAATGATAAAGGTTATGATGATATAACCACTATCGTTGCTATCCCTTCTAAATATCAGGACGATATAGCACCTGCTACCTTAGAAGGTGGTGTAGGTACTAGTGATAGTGTCATTAATGCTTTATTTGGTCTAACCAGATGGGCTTATGATAACCGTCTACAAGACTAGGAGATATAACCATGCCATTGATCAGAGCTAAGATTAAGACTAAAGGAGAGAACGGACGTACAGCCCTGATCGATGGCGATGTACTGGTATATTCTTGTGGATTTGCAAGTGATATAAGGACATACACTTGCTCCGATGGCTCTTCTTTTCAGTATAAGAAAGAAGCTAAAGAACATTGCTCAGAGTTTCACCTAGATGTAGAAGCTATTAAAAAGAGGGTAAAAGCTGAACCTGTAGAGAACTGTTTACACTCTGTAAAGCTAATGATAAAAGACATTAAAGAAAAGAGTGAAGCATCTAATCATAAAATTTACTTAACAGGTAAGGGGAACTTCAGGCACGATCTCCCCTCCCCATATACATATAAGGGTAACCGTAAGGACACACCTAAACCTTTACACTATCAAGCTATCAGAGTCTATATGGTATCTACTTGGGACGCTATAATAACTGATGGACAAGAAGCTGATGACGCTATGGGAATAGCTCAAGTCAACAGTCCAGAGGGTACGACTACTATCTGCACAACTGATAAAGATTTAGATATGATTGCGGGACATCACTACAACTGGAATAAAAAAGAAAACTATACTATTGGAGAGTTTGAGGGCATCCTTAACTTCTATCAACAGATACTCAAGGGTGATAGAACAGATAACATCTTTGGTATCAAAGGTATTGGAGATGTAAAGGCTAGACAAATCTTATGGAAGATGGATAATGAAAAAGAATTAAGTATAGAAACTCAACTAGCATATGCTGAGAACGGTAAGACACCTGAAGAGTGGCTAACCAATGCTCGATTGTTATGGATTAGACGAGAGGAGGGTCAAATGTGGACTCCTGAACCTGAACATAGAACATCTTGGCTACAGGCGTATATGGAAACATTAGATAATGAAGTTTAGAGGACGTAGTAAGTTTGAAACACGTATAGCTAAAAACTTAGAAGAACGTGGCGTTAACTTTACCTACGAAACAACATCATACAATTATCAAATTAGACCATACAACGCTAAGTGTCAGGAGTGTGGTAGTAGTAATATATATGAAACTAGGAAGTACACACCAGACTTCTTCTTGCCTAACGGTATAATAGTAGAAGCAAAAGGTAGGTTTAAACCTAGCGATAGGAAGTTAATGAAGGCTGTTATGAGTAGTAATCCAGAGCTAGACATACGTATGTTGTTTCAGAACCCTAACGTGTGGCTAACTAAATCAAAAAAGAAGAACTATGGTACTTGGTGTGATTATGAAAACATCAAGTGGGATAAGAAACTAATACCACAAGAGTGGTTGGAGGAAGTATGAGTGAACTATTCGCATTACTTGTAGGAATATGTAGTATAAACTATTGCTCATTTTCAGTAGAGCATAGAGAAGATGGAGACTGGTTAGCTGTTA